ATATTGATAGGTCTGATATGATAGAGTTAAAATATCCAGAAATAGAAATCACTATAAGGAGAGTATCACGAAAAACTATGTATACTCGTGCACAGTCTCAAATAAGCATAAGAAAAGATAAATATAGTAAATCATTTTTTGTATATGATACTATCAATGATGCAAGAGTGGTCTGTGAAAACCTTTACTTAATCATTAAAAAACCGGAATTAGATTTTCGCATAACAACTAGAGAATACGATAGCATTTATGAGTATATGAAAGGGGTGCTATATAATGCCAAAGAATCCTAAAATTCCAACTACATCAAAGGGTTTAAATGTCAACCCGAACATGCTTACTACGCTGGAAGCTTTACAGCTCCGCAGGCAGCTTGCAAAACGTCTGAATCAGCGTATGAGAAGATTAAAGGCAAAGGGGTTTGATTCAGAAGTTGGAGGAGCGTACGCAGACTACCAGGATCTGCTTGCAAGATTTTTCCCGGGTAGGTCAACTATTCCGGAAAATCTGGAAAATGAAAAATACAAGGGATTACCGCGAACTCAAGTGAAAGCCATCCAAAAGATATTGAAAGAAAAAAGCAGCACTGTTCAGGGCTGGCGTGAGATCATAGATCAACGCCAAAAAACCCTCAGCACAGAATATGGGATTAACTTTAAATCAAAAGAGGAAATGAAGTTATTTTTCAAGTCTGAGGTCTGGAAGTGGATGCAATTATTCTACGATAGTAAGCAAGCAATGAGAATCATCAGTCATAAACTGGATGATTCTACGGTTTCTGAGATCATAAAAGATCTGGAAAAATTCCGGGAGAGAACTGATCCAGATGCAGCTGATACGATAGCAAAACAACTAGGTTTTTCTGGCGAAGCAGAAGCTTTGAAGTATAGACCATAGCAAGGGGGGGTAAAGTATGGTAGTCGCAGGATATCCAGTTATTTATTTTAAAAACTATGATTATATGCGACTATTCAATGGTGATTTTATCCGGAGATCCAATGCAGGTCATTATCTAGGAGTCTATGAAAAAATAATAACTGTTGATACGGAAACTTTTGTCTATCTTAACAAAAACATTGGCTTTGTCACGGATTGGTCAATCACGATAGAGGATGATTGTTGTATTTACGGCAACCATGTTTCTGATCTGATTGATACGATCGACAGGATTTGCACAACTTTACATGCTGACGATAGCCACCTTGTACGCTTTTATGTGCATAACTTTCCATATGACTATGTTTTTCTTCGTAACCATTTTTTACAAAAGTGGGGGAGTCCTGATAAATCACTGGCTGCTAAGACACATAAATATATTTTTATGAAATGGACAGGGCAAGGTATTGAATTTCGTGATAGTCTTATTCTCACACAACGATCACTTGAGAAGCTATGTAGAGACATGGGAACGACTGAAAAAGCTGTCGGAACATGGGACTATAAGAAGTTTCGAACGCCAGCAACTCCACGGACAGCAAAAGAAATAGCCTATGTTTGTACGGATACAATCAGTCTATGCAAGGCATTACGCAAATACATAGAGCAACGAGGATTTAACGTAGCGAACTGTCCGCTGACCAATACAGGCTTTATCCGGACGAACGCCCGCAGGAGAGCAAGAAAAGACAAGAAATGGCGGAAGCAATTTGAACAGATGGCTCTCACACTTGAACAGTATGACCAGATGCTTGACTGTTATCACGGGGGCTACACCCATGCAAATAGATATTATGTGAATCAATTAATAAAAGAACCTGTTGAGTGCTATGACTTTGCAAGTTCCTATATTGCCTGGATGTGCTATTGTAAGTTTCCAATGTCGAATTTTTGTTATACAAATAGTATAACATTAAAAGACATTATGGAATTGAAAGATAACTATGCTTTTTCCGGTTATATCAGATTAAAGAATCTGAGACTGAAAAAAGACTGTCCCATGCCACCATTGGCTTTTTCAAAAGCAAAAGTTTGTGTTTTTCCGGAAGCCAAAAGCAAAAAGGAACAGTTTCATGACAACCTGGATAATGGAAAGATCGTTAATGCTGATCTTGTCATATATCCATTTACTGACCCAGATTTAGAGGTCATTCTGTCAAGTTATGAATACGAGTGGGCTGACGTGTCAAAAGTCATGAGGGCTACAAAAGACTACTTGCCGCAGTGGTTTACTGATTACTTGATGGAATTATTTTTTAAAAAATGTACACTTAAGGGGTTGGATGAAGCAAACTACATGATATCAAAAGGTGAGTTAAATGGCATGTACGGAATGACGGTACAGAGAATCATCCAGATCTTATGCACAGAGCTGATGGAATCCGGAGAGTGGGAAGCAAAAGAACCAGAGGACAGGGAAAAGGAAATTGAAAAGTTCTATCGAAACAAGAATAGCTTTATGCCCTACCAGTGGGGCGTATGGATCACAGCGTATGCACAAGCTTATCTCTTCCGGCTAGGTTCCTGTTGCCGGAGGTGGTTATACTCTGACACTGATTCAGTTAAGGGAACAGACTGGGATCATGATAAACTGAATGAGTTTAACCAGTCAATCATTGAAATGTCACAAAAAAGAAACATCGGAGTAGTTGTGTATAAAGAAAAAACTTTCCGGTTAGGAATTGCTGAGTTTGATGGGGTATACAGTGAGTTCATCACGATGGGTAGCAAGCGTTATTGTTACCGACTGAAAAAAGATGCATCTTTGCATTTGACAGTCGCAGGAGTCCCAAAAGAGGGGATTTATTGTCTTAATGATGACATAACCAATTTTAGAAAAGGATTTATTTTCAAAAATGATTTGATATTCCGCAGGAACTACCGCAGATCAAATGACTGGCAGGATCCCAAATGGAAGATGAAGACGGAATATCTTTTTCATGATGGTGTCAATGAATTAACAATTGACGGATGCAAGATTGAATATGGTTGTGCCATACGCTTAACCGATACAGAGTATGAGTTAGATCACACGATTCCTTATGATAAAGAAACAGGATTACCGCTGCCATTTGAGATGGAAGATACCATATATAGTTAGAATAAATGTTATAAATCTGTAATAGTTTTGTAACATAAATAAGTTACAATATAGACAGGAGGTGAAAAAAACCATGAAAAAATTCTGGAAAGAAAATAAGGAAGATTTAAGCACCCTTTTCTGGACTTGCATAACTTTTGCTTGCATGTTTGCAAGCTGTCAAGTATGGTTACTGTTAGGGGATTAAAGGGGGGTAAATCATGAAAAAAGTTGTTGAAGTGGCTGAGATTAAAAAGAAAATTGAAAAATTAATAAACTCAGCAAACAAAGATTTTAATAATGGATTTACTGATTTATATGATTTGAAAATCTATGTATCAGAAGTATTGTTTTCATATTTAGAGGATTTAGTATGTGAACCAGAAACATGGGAAGACGATATGTTTCGTCTGAATGAGTGGATGGATTCATTAAGGAGGTGAGAAAATTGATTGATATGTCAGAAATCTATGAAACATTGCGAACAAGCAGCCTGCGAAGAGTAACTTATGAAGATGATAAAATTAGTATCGTAGCTTATAAGGTTGGAAAAATCATTAGAATTGACGTAAGGGAGGTAATAAGATGAATACAATATACAAATTGTATGATGCGTTACTTACTATAAAAGAGTATTGTGCATCAAACAATACATGCAATACATGCAAGGAGTGTCCACTCATTGATAGTGCTGATTGTTGTATTTTTACAACAGATACAGCACCATGTGATTGGAAACTGGTTAAGCCAACAATAATTAAATAAAGGAGATAAACTAATATGTTAAGGTCAAATATAAAAATTACTTGCAAACCTTATTCTGGTACCTCAAAAACAAAAGCTTTTATTGATCTGAAACTGGATGACATACTGGTAATCAAAGGGTTAACACTGGTTGAGGGTAAAGACGGACTTTTCCTGTCATTCCCCAGTACAAAAGGAAAAGACGGAAAATACTATAATTCAGTCTATTCACTCGATAAAGAATGGACACAGCTTCTTCAGGATGTTTGTGTCAAAAAATACAATGAATGCAATCAGAGTTCACAGCTTACATCCTCTGGGGGTACGTTTCAGTAATGAACATCTACGATAAAAATGGCTGGCTGGACGTTCAAAGGATCGTCCAGCTTGCTGATAAAAATAAAATTAACTTCATATTCATCATTGGAGCAAGAAGAACTGGAAAAACATATGGAATTTTCCAACACTTCATTAATGATGTTTTTTCCAAAAATGAGAAGATCATCTACATGAGACGCACAAAAGAGCAGCTAACAAAAGTTTTTCTTCCGGAGTTTGATCCATGGCTGGACATAAACAAAGATATGAACAGGTTTTTTCATTTTGAAAAGCCCAGAGGTGAATACGGACGTATTAAGATTGTAGAGCAGGTTGAGGAAGAGGAAGTATATAGAGGTGAGGCATTCTGTCTCACCTCAATGCATAACAACCGTGGATTCTCTGGATCTGATTTCTCTGAGGGGATTTATGATGAGTTCATCCCGGAGAAGATCGCTAAGTCAATCAGTGGGGAGGATGATGCTTTTCTGAATGCTGTTGAGACCATATCGGCAAACAGAGAATTGCAAGGAAAGAAGCCATTCCGCTGGTGGCTTGCTTCCAACTCAAACACATTAGATAATGCAATTGTGCAAGCTTTTGGATTGCTGCCAATCTTGGAACGAATGAAAAAGAACAAGCAGGAGTTTTCCATGCTAAAAGAGAGAGGAATCATCTTGGTTTTGATTAACGATTCCCCGATTTCAGAAAAGAAGAAAGATACTGCGTTGTATCGTGCTTTATCATGCGATACTGACTTTGCAAAGATGGCTTTATCGAATGAATTTGCATATGATGATGTCTCGGCTGTCAGATCAGAGGACATCAGGCAATACAAGCTAATTTGTGTGATCGGAAAAGTGGCCATTTACGAACACAAGTCAAAAGCACACTTGTATGTTTCTGATCATATTTCTGGCACTTGTAAAGATGTTTTTGAAGACAGCCAGCATGGAAAAGATCAGTTTAGATGCTTTTATAGCTGGATTGACAGCTATCGTCTGACAAATAGAATCAGCTATCAGAATATTTCTGTAAAATTCTATATTGACAGTTTGTTTAAATAGTTTTATAGTTTAAATAGGTCAACGTAGCTAAATCAACCGCCGGAAGCGGATGCTTAGGGATGATTACCCGTAAGCGTTGACCTATTTTAATTATTGCTTCCGGCAGAAAAGGAGAAAAAGAAAAATGAAAGTAGATCAGATTTTAGAACTTGGTAAACTTGGATTTTCAAAAAATGAGATCATGGGGATTCTGAACACCCAGAACATGACTGAGCTTAATCAGATCACAAGCCCACAGGCTACAGAACAGATTCAGAATCTGGGGCAGCAGGTTGGAAATACTCCACTGAATCTGACAGCACAGACAGGACAGGATGCAACCAATACAGCCCTGCTTACAGCCATCAATACATTGACTGCTACGTTACAGGCTGGTAACCTGTCAGCATCTGGAAAAAGTGTAAATGGACAACGTACATCTGAGAATGTGGCAGAAGATCTCATGAAGCTTATGAATTAAGGAGGTGTAAATAAATGGCGAACAGTTTAGTTGTACAGGATGCCTACCCTGTCATTAATGAATTGTATAAAATGGCAACCGGTCGTGAAAATCTTAAAGCAATAGATACAAGCTCTTTTGTGGCAGTTGGTGAAACCATGTTGCGGACAGGTGTAGAACCAACACTGAAAGCACTTAGTCAGTGGTGTGGAAAAACCTATTTTGAAATGGAAAAATACAGATCCGGGGTGTTCCGGTCAATCATTGAGGATAATGAACGGTGGGGTGCTATCACACGTGAGATCATCACCCTCCCAAACGATGCGGAGGCATCGCAGGATTGGAACACAGACCTTAATGAAAACCAGCTTGCCAACGGTCAGTCTGTAGACATGTACAAGATTAATGCACCAAAATTAGTGGAGTTGAAATTCTATGGAAGCAAAGTATTGCAGTCTCATATCACACGTTTCCGAGATCAACTGGCACTTGCTTTCTCAAACGAAGCAGAGTTTCTGATGTTTGTAAGTAGCTATATGACAGCTTATTACAATGATATTGAATCCAGAAATGAAGCAAAACGCAGACTGACGGTGCTTAACTTCATGGCGGGCATTTCCTCACTTGGAACAAATGAGGTGGATCTGGTAGAAGCTTACAATACAGAGTATGGAACAGAACTCACACGTAAGCAGCTTTTAAGCCCTGAACATCATAAAGATTTCATGGCTTTTGTAGTATCAAGAGTTAAGAAAGATTCAAAGAAGATGCAGGACAGAACCACAAAGTATCATATGAATCTGACTGGAAAGAACATCTTGCGATTCACAAGACCAGAGAATCAGAAGTTGCTTATGTACACTGATTTTTGGGTTGACAGCGAAACACAGGTACTTCCGGAAGTATTTAATGATAAGTATTTGAAAATTGCCGACATGGAGCTTGTGAACGGCTGGCAGGAGTTCGACAGCCCAGCGATCAATATCACACCGAACATCATTGATGCTGATGGAGTTTCAAAGACAGCCACTACAGCGGTAAGTCTGCCATATGTACTTGGTTTGCTTTACGATCGTCGTGCAATGGGCGTTAATAATCAGTGGATGTATTCGGCTGCTACCCCATTCAATGCGGCAGGTGGCTACTACAACATCTATGACCATTACCGCTTTAATGCATGGAATAACTTTACACACAATGCAATTCTTTACGTTCTGGGGGAGGGAGTATAATGTTTTTCTACAGTTATAATTCATCTGGTTCACAATTAATCCCACTTGATGTTGATGTGGGAATAAAAAGAGTTCTTTTAACAGGTAGCACAGATGAGTCAGGGTTAACATTAAGATTAGCAGATGGCTCAGATGTTTTTACAGGGTACGGTGCTAAACCTGTTGAGTTTACTTTTTTGGAAAGTCCATATGGTTACCCGAGCTCATCATGTTTTTTAGTTGAAAAAAAAGGTGATGGAGTGGGAAGAATATTTATAGATACTAGTCCTTTTTCAAATCAAAATTATTTTGAAACAGAGGAGGGGACTTTATGACGGATACATTCTTAACTATTTTGGGCAACTATGCTTTTCCAATCGTATGTTGTTGTGTGATGGCATACTTTGTGAAATACATGTACGATCAGACAAACGCAAGAGTTGACAAACTCAATGAGGAACACAAAAATGAAGTTGATACGCTTTCTGAAGTTATTAAAAATAACACGGTTGCAATTGAAAAGATGAACTCATTAATTGAACACTTAGGAAAGTAGGTGTAAACATGACAGCGAACGAACTTGTCGAAAATGCAAAGGAATTACTTGGAGTTAGGTATGTGTGGGGTGGTTCGACCCCCACACAGGGACTTGACTGTTCTGGATTGCTTTACTGGATCCAGAAAAAAGCAGGGTCAAATGTTGGAAGACTGACGGCATCAAGCTATTCAAAGCTTGGAACAATGGTTCCGATTGGAGAGCAAAAAGTAGGTGATTTTCTTTTTTTCGGTACTCCGGTAACTCATTGTGCTATTTTTATTGGTTATGGCTATATGATTGAAAGTAGAGGCAGCAGAAAAAACGGTGTCGATAATCCCGGTGTTGGGGTAGTCAAAAGCCTTGTAAGTCGTAGGTCTGACTTATCCTGCATCCGCAGAGTATGGGATGAAAAAAGTCCATCTTATGAAATAGGTAGAAACTATACTACTATGGTGGATCACTTACATGTACGCTACAGCATATGGGGTCAGATCAAAGAGTATACGCAGCTGACAAGGGATGGCATGAAACATGCTTATTCCGATGGCTGTCTGAAAAAAGGAACCACAGTAACGGTAAAAGAAATCAAAAAGGATGAAACCGGAGCAACGTGGGTTAGGATTCCATCCGGATGGATTTGTGCCATCACAGCAAAAGGGGACATTTATTTATCATGACAGAGATTATTTTATTTCATTTTTCCAAACGAAAAAACAGCACAAAAAGACCAAAAGAACAGGGAACTACGGTTCCCTGTCTTTTAAAATCAAATACCACTTTTCAGAATCCAGTGTTTAAATTAAAATTATCATTAGATAATGCATTGCAATACAACTATCTGAAATGGGCTGACCATTACTATTTTATCAATTCGACAGTATCGTTAAATAATGACATGGTTGAGATCTCAGCGAGTGAGGATATGTTAGCAACTTATCGGACAGAGATCAGCAACTATACATGCTTTATTGAGCGTTCTGCTAAGCAGACTACGCTTGCCAATGATTCCATGTATATTCCTACGAATGACTGGGTAAGTCAGTCCACGATCGTAGGGCAGCCGATCAATATATTTGTGAATGGATATGCTAGAAACTATCTGCTGCGGACTATTTCACTAGATGGGATAAACACTTATTATGTCACAGGAAGCCAATTAGATGAACTAATGGAATTTATGTACACTTATGGATCCATCTCTGATGTGATTGAATCAGCACTTACACGTTTGCTTTTTAATCCGTTTCAATACATTGTTGACTTGAAATGGCTGCCATTCCGATTAAGCTCATTTTTGAATATTGGCGATAATATCAAACTTGGCTACTGGGACAGCAATGTAACTGCTGCATTAATTAATGATGCAACATGTACTTTTTCCTACGATTTAAGTCTTGGGAACCCCTTATATGCTGATAGTGATTTTAGATTTTACAATGCCGCTTTTTCAAAGTATACTGTAAAACTTCCATTTGTTGGGGTTATTCCTATCAATCCAGCAAAGACCAATAAGGGTCAGCTAAAAGCCACTTATAATTTTGATGCTGTTTCTGGAATGGCTGATGTTTGGCTCACTTCCGGATCTGATGAATATGCACACTTCCAATGTCAGCTTGCTGTTCCGGTACAGATTGGATACGCCACAACAAACATTGGCCAGCTTACGACAAGCTTGATAGATACAGCCACAAGTGCTGTCACAATGAATCCAATTAAGGCAACCACAAGCATTGTAGATGCATTTCAAAGTGTTACAGCCCCAGAGCCCAACATGGTAGGCACGGTTGGCAATATTTCCTCGATACTCAACAACATGGATGCAAACAGTATATGCTATTCCTGCACAAGCATAGATCCAGATGGCACAAGTGAGGGTTATATAGATGGTACTGTCCGCAGTATTTCTGCACTGAGTGGTTTTGTAAAATGCAGAAATGCATCTATACAGATTGCAGGATTCGAGGGAGATCAAGAACAGGTGAACAGCTACCTAAATAATGGATTTTATTTTGAATAAAAGGAGGAAAGAAAACATGTGGACACCAGTTAATTTTGACAAGATTAATATCTGCACAAATTATTTCCAACCATCCGGAATCAAAGTCAACAGCTTATATACTGATACATTTGATCGGATGCTTTACGAGAGGGTATGTTCTATTCTTGACATCACATACAATGGAAGCATTGATATTGACTATTTCAAATATTGCCTGCTTTTTGGGGGGTATATTTGCATCACAAAGACAGACCTTTATGGCCTAATCGCTCAGTATCCAATGCTGACAGGCTACAATATTTACTTTAAACCAACGACAGCAAGCATACACACGTATGCAAGCAACGCAACAATTGACATAGAGGATATGGAGATCGGGAAAGAATGCTCTGTCATCTATCTCAGGCCGACTTTTTGTGGGATTGGAGATATCATTGGCTTTTACAGCTACAAACTTGCACTTGTTGCGTCTGCTTTTGATATGAATGTATTTAATTCAAAACTTGCTTTTCTGATAGCTGCGAAAAACAAAGCAGCAGCACAGACGTTGAAAAAAATTTATGACAGTATACAGGCCGGTAACCCAGTTGAGGCTTTTGATGTGTCCATAAAAACAGAAGACAGACAGGGAAGCAAGCAGGATGCCTGGGAGACATTCAACAAAGATTTGAAGCAGAACTTCATTGCACCGGAGCTGATTGAAGTGTTCGAGAAACTTTTGGATCAGTTCGACACAGAAGTAGGAATTCCTTCTGTCGGATCCGATAAAAAAGAACGTCTGAATGTGCTTGAGACAAGCAAAAATGATGCAGAATCAGTAACACGGCTTACGACATGGCTTGAGACAATGCAAGCAGGGGTTGACATGACAAACAGACTTTATCCGGAGATGAATCTGTCAATCAAGATCAGAAGCTATGAAACTGCGGAGGTGAAAACTTATGGGACTTTATAAGATTACGATAGCAGGACTTTATGAATGGAATAGCGCACTGTTTGACAAGATGGAGTTCCCAGAATCAGCAGACAAACAGAACTTTATCGACAGCTTGCTTCTGTCCTATGGAGATTGCGAACCACTTTATCCGGACTGGGATTTTATGCATGAGAGTGCTATTCCTGCATGGAGTAGGAAATGGAAAAGTAGCATTGACAAGGTTTACAATGTGTTAGAATTAACTAATTATGAACCGATTGAAAACTATGACCGACATGAAGAATGGACAGATAGCCCAGATATGACACGAACAACTCAAACTTCCGGGCAGGATGTAAACATGGCAGAAGCTGGACAGGGAACCACTACGACCAACTCTGGGGCAGATACAGCTATAAATGAGGTCAGTGCTTTTAATGATGCAAACTACAGCCCCAATGAGAAAACAACTACTAAGTATGGGGGCAGCACAACGGTGCAAAGCTTCGGAGAAAACAAAAATACATTTGAGTACGGCAAGGGTGAGACAAACCGAGAGACAGGGCAGAATAAGCATATCGGGCGTATTCATGGCAACATTGGAGTAACCACATCTCAGCAGATGATCCAGTCGGAGCTTGAGTTGAGAAAGCAAAGCTTTATTGATTACTGCGCCGGACTATTTGCACAGGACTTGCTTTTATTAACTTATTAAGGAGGAATAAATTATGTTTTTCAGATACCCACATAGTGGATCACAAGATATGAATTTAGACTGGCTGCTTAAAGTTGGCAAACAGGTTGACAAAGATCATGAGGAATGGACGCATATAAAAGATACTGCTCAGACAATGATTGATGATGCAATTCAGAAAAGTCTGGATGATGGGGAGATCGGAAAAGTAGTAAATGATGCTACTACAAAAGTAATCAACGAACAGATTAATCCATTAAAAGAACAGGTTGGAACAAATACAGCTGATATCACAAAGTTACAAAAAAGAGATGGACTTTTTGATTACTCTGGAAAAACCATCATCATTGGAGACAGCTATACGGTTGGTTATACTCCTGATGGTAATGTGCAGCCATGGACTACAAACTTTATCAAGTATACCGGACTTAAGGAGGTCACAATCTCCGCAAATGGGGGGGCTTCTTTCTCAACAGCTGATAATTCATTCCTTATGCTTTTAAATGCTGTACCTGCTTCTAATGAGGTCAAACAGATACTTGTTGTAGGTGGATTTAATGAGTTCGGAAACTACTCAGAAATTGAAAATGCAATCAATGCTTTTATGGGAGTGGCAGAAGTGAGATTTCCGAATGCAAAAGTATTTTCCGCTATGGTAGCATGGTCAGTAGACCGGACAGATGACCCATTTGTACAGAATAGACTCAAGACTGCAAAATCCGTTTATAACACCCAGAGAAAGAATTGGCGGTATTTGACAGGGTCAGACTATATTCTCCATGCTGATGGCTTTCTGGGTTCTGATGGCTTCCATCCAAACACAACAGGACAGGAGAGACTTGCAAGCTATCTTGCTACCGCTGTTGAAACAGGGGCCTGCAGTCCATCATTTTATGAAGTTATAGCCAACTTTGAAGCTGGTGACTTTACACCTACTCTGGGATCACGTTGGACGCTTGTTAGTTCATACAATGAGAATACAAGTACTCTGATCTGGGGTGACTATGTTTGTTTACCAAACAGCGGAACACTTACATGTGATGGCACTGAGTACCGTTTGGGGCGTATTTTCTCAACGTCCTTTATTGGAGACCATAACGGCTACACATGCTATCCAACAAGTGTGATCGTTAAGTCTGTCAGTGATTTCTTTCACATCCCTGCACAGCTTAATTTCCGAGGTCGGCATATTTATTTGAGCTTATACGATATTTCAGATGATAAGCACAATTACAGAACTTTGACAGAGGTTACACAGGTGCAGATTCATAGAGGTTCTATTACCATGTAACAGAAAATATGATAGCCCAGTAATTCACTGGGCTATCGTTTTATTTTGCATCTATCAGAAGCTTTCTGAGTAGCTTGATTACTGACCAATTTGTTGATGCTTTGTAGATTTCAAGGCCTTTAAATGGGTGATAGTAAGCTACAGACCAATCTTTAAATCCTGTCAAAGCTATTTTGACATAATCTAAATAGCAAAGATAGTATACTGACAGGTAATCACCATCATCTGATATTTTACAAGTAAATCTCTGCTTTTCAAGATCACGAGTGAGTTGTTTAAGGTTCATTGTGTTCTTATTATAATATTCATTATATCTCATATGTTTTACCCTCCTGCCTTATGGCCTGCTTGATTTATTTGATAAGTCTATCATAGTC